ACGACTTTTTTGGTGTGGCAAGGTCGGCAGCCCCATCCGTAGGGCCATCCTTGAGCGGTGAAATACCAATGCTTGTCAGTGACTGGTTTGACGCATCCACAAGCACCGCAGGGCTTCCACCAAACACCATCTCGGAGTTCACAACCGGAGTGAATCCGCTTGTGCTCAATGTGGGAGACAAGTTGGAGGTTTGAAACGTGATTGTTTTTCTTATCGTGGTCAATGTGATGGATACAGTGTCCGTCAGGGATGGCGCCGAAGTTTCTCTCCCACACGACATCGTGTTCCATTCGCTGCCGATTTCCGTACCAGTTTCTGATGTAACCTTTTGGGGTCTGCATATTGAATCCTCCAGTACAGCCGAGGCGATCTCATCCCCAACAACGATTTGAGACGCTTCAATCCATGCCAGTTGGCCGTCTCGTTTAACGAGAAATGGGTGGTTGCCGGTGGCGTCGACTGCCATCTCAACATCTGAAACAGCAATCCTAAAAACAGGTTTTTCAATAAAGTGCGAGGACACCAATTTGACGGGGCGAAATACACCATCTGCCGCCAGCACACGATTTCCAGCGACCAACGATTCAATGACTCGCCAGCCTTTATCAGTCAACACTTGCGAACCCGGGCATAAGCAAGGATGCAAATCGTTCTTGTGCGGTTTCTTGATTTGCCAGACATCGCTCTGATCGCGGTCACCGCACCAGTGGTGCTTGCCGCCCTCAGACCAGCCGTACAGAATGGGCTCGTACTGGCGCTGGTAGTCCGAGCGCCCCATGGTGAAGGTGTTCTTTGCCCAGATGATGAAGGTTGACCATTTGCCGCCGGCAGCGCGAAAGGCCGACTGCAGCGTGTCGAGTTCACTCGACGACATCGCGATGTAGATCGCGCCAGCGCAATGGGCGAGCATCGGCGTCAGGGCTGCTTTGAGGAAGGGTTCGAAATCCTCACCCAAGTTGTCGTTCAGAATGGGTCGATTGGTGCCGCGCATCTTGTCTTTGGCGCTGTTGGCATAGTTGACGGAATACGGAGGGTCAACAAAAACCATGTCCGCCTTCTGCCCGGCCATCAACACGGTGTAACTGGCGGCGTCGGTCGCGTCCCCACACAGCACACGGTGGCCGTCGAGCAGCCAAACGTCGCCAGGGCGCGAGATCACAGCCTCTTGCGACTCGGGTACCTCGTCGTCACCCGTTTGGCCCGAGTCGCCACCTTCTTCGCCTTCGAACAGATCGGCCAGCGCGTCGGTATCAAAGCCGGTCAGCGACAAATCGAAGTCGTCGTCGCGCAGGGAATCGAGTTCCACGCGCAGCATTGCATCGTCCCAGCCTGCCAGCTCTGCGGTGCGGTTGTCACCAATCACCAGCGCACGCCGTTGGGTGGGTGTCAAGTGATCGAGGACGACCACCGGGACGAATTCCAACCCCAACTTCTGAGAGGCTGAGAGCCTGCAATGACCAGCTACGATGATGCCGTCGCTGCCGCAAAGAATCGGATTTGTAAATCCAAATTCGACAATCGACGCGGCGACCTGCGCTACTTGCTCCGGCGAATGGGTGCGCGAATTGCGTGCGTAGGGTAAGAGCTTGGCCGTCGGCCACTGCTCGATCTTGTTGGCCAGCCAGGATACGGTCATGGATTTACCTCTTCGGATTGACTGGACTGCGTTGCTGGCGCGAGTCGCTCTGCAGCGACTGCATCGAAACTCTGGCCGGTCGAGATCAGCGTCACCGGCACATCGGCAAAGTTCTGTTGGAAGCGTTTGATCGCGACATCGACATACTCCGGCGCGATCTCGACTGATCGGCAGCGGCGGCCCGTGCGCTGGGCAGCCAGCATGGTGCTGCCGCTGCCGCCGAAGGGCTCGAACACAATGTCGCCGGCGTCCGAGTACGCCTCGATGACAAACTCTGGCAGGGCCACCGGGAACACAGCCGGGTGATCAATGTCCTGTCCGATCTTGCCTTTGTGGCGCATGATGCGAATCACTGAATCAGGAACCTTGTTGTCCTGCGTGGGCTGCCCTTTGTGCGCCCAGCCGCCAACCTCGCCTTCCTTACTGCGCATGGCAGTGGACGATCCGTCGGCGCGCAGGTGCGATTCCTCACCCGCATGCTTGCAGGGAATGATCTTGTGGGGTGTGCGGCTCTGCCGGTTGAAATGGAAAACAAACTCAAAGCTCGGTGCCAGGCGTCCGGCCCAGTCACCCGGCATGCCCGGACCCTGGTCCCAGACGTACCAGGCAAAGCGCCGCCATTCCTGCATGCGCATCCAGTAAATCCACCCATCCCAATACGGAACAACTTCGTTGCCGCGGTGGATCAAACCGAGGTTGACCAGAACTTGCGCGTCCTGTGCCATCGGCATTTGCGCAAAGACGCCTTGCATCAGGCCATCCCAATCGGTGATGCCGCCGCTGGTGTAGTCACGCTGGTTGCCGTAGGGTGGGGACGTAAAGCAGAGCGCCGCCTTCTCGCCTTGCATCAGACTGGCGATCACGGCCGGGTCGGCGGCGTCGCCACAAATCAAACGGTGCTGACCCAGGACCCAGACATCGCCGGGTCTTGAGACTGCGATGGTCGGCGCCTCCGGCACATCATCGACAGCGGCATCGGCATCAGAGTTTTCCGTTTCGTCACTTTCTGCGTCAGCAGAGTCGGGGCCGAACATGGCATCGAGTTCAACATCATCAAAACCAGTCAATGCCAGGTCGAATCCGGCCTCCGTCAGGTCGGCCAGTTCGAGGGCCAGCATCTCTTCGTCCCATCCGGCGTCCAATGCCACGCGGTTGTCAGAGATCACATAAGCGCGCTTTTGCGTTGGCGTTAGGTGCGAGAGTTCAATGACTGGCACCGCATCAAGCCCCAACTTGCGCGCAGCAGCCAATCGACCGTGACCGGCAATAACACCGTTTTCACCATCGACCAGCACCGGATTAGTCCAGCCAAACTCAACGATGCTGGCGGCGATCTTGGCCACCTGCGCATCAGTGTGCGTGCGGGGATTTCTGGCGAAGGGAATCAGCGCGTCGACCTTGCGGTACTCGACGTTTAACGTGTTCAAAATTGGTTTCCCAAAAAGATGCGGCCCCCACAGGTGTTTGAGAGCCTGTGGCGGACCGCGGAGGTGCGCTATTTCAAACGCTGGAGTTAGTCAAGAGGCGCGCCGACAGTCAGGCCGTGGGCGGGTTCAAAAAAATGATGGGGTATGAAACTTGGTGACGCCAAGGTGCAAACCACTGCAACCCTGCAAACTGCCGCAAACCTAAGTTTGCACTCTGTCGCTACGGGAGTCTTGCGCTCGCTCCCCCCGCATTGCGATAGGGCGAGGAAGGACCCGTTGATTTCTGAGAGTGCCTCTAAGATCACGGACCTTTCGCAACCATAGCCGTGAATATAGGGCAAATCGCCATCAAATGCGACACCCAAAAAGTGACCAAAACCTGCATGTCTTGGCATCTGTTTTAAACAGCCCGAAATCATTTTCAATTTTGCTAAATATTCCTAACAACATCACTGACATTCACTTCGCAAGTGGTCCCGCGTTGAGTTGATCGACGACATGATCCAACGCTGCTTGCCAGTGCCGCTGCGCCGTCTTGGTACAGCAGGCAAAGCGAATGCCGATCTCCCTCCACCCATATCGCTTGGCCCGCATCCAGACCAGATGGCGCTGCTCCACCTCGAGCCAGAGCACCCATTGCATCGTCTCAAGCATGCGCTCAACCTCCTCAGGCGTGGGCGGGAAGGACAGACGCACAGGCTCATCAGCCGAGTACGCCTCCCACTCGCTGCGCGCAAAAGCAGGCCAGCAGTTGAAGAAACCTTGGACTCGAACAGGTGGCAGGCGCCGCGCAGTGATTGCAGCCTCATAGAAGCGCGCTGAGACATCGTCAAGGGTCCAGGCTACGCCGGGGCGTTTGACAGGCGTATCGAAGCATTTGGTTCTATCCACGATGCAGCCCTGCCTTGCCATACAGACGCTCACCGATGCGTCGCACCAGTTGACGTTCACAGAAATCCAGACGCGTGTCCTCAGCGTTGACAACGAGGATGTGCTGGTCACGCCAACCTTGCTCCTTGATGGCGTCAAGGTCAGTGACCCTGGGCTGCAGGCGACCCAGGGGACATTGGTAGTTGTGGGCGGGGATCTTCATGTCACACCTCCTGCGTGTCAATTGCCCAGTGCAGAATCGCCAGGGCGTCAGCTTCGTTGTCATCGGTGACCGTGTGCCCGAAGGCACGCATGGCAGCCATCACTTCGTCCTTGCTGGCATTGCCTTTGCCGGTTGCGTGCTTCTTGATCGTGCCCACCGGCACACCCTGGTACGGGATCTTGTGGTGCTCGCACCAGGTGGTGAGCGTGGCCATCAGGCCGCCATACACGTGGGCGGCATCGACACCAGCGTGACGGCGCACCTCCTCGAAGTACACGGCATGGATCTCAATAGCCAGGGCCTTGATCTCCGTGAGCCAGCCCTTGAACCGGAGGTAGCGCATGCCTCCACCTTCGAAACGCTGTGGCCTGAAACTCACGAAGCCGTGCGCGATCTGACCGTCCAGGGCTCGAAGCGCCCAGCCGGTTGTCGTACCCAGATCGATCGCCAGCGTGACCTGACACCGTCCCGGCACCAGGTCATCATCGGCAGCAACCCTTCGAACCAGGGTAGAGGGAACCGAAGGTCCCTCTCCCGTAGGGAGAGGAGAGTTTTCTCCAACTTCCGAAGGGGTGGAAAGTGAATGAAAACAAGGACTTAGCTCAGTTGGCAACTTTTGCCAACTGCCAACTTCCAACTTTTCCAACAAAACGCTAAGTGTTTGATTTTTAAGGGAATTAAGTTGGCAAGGGTTTGCCAACTTAATCCAGTTGGCAAAATCAGGGCTCCAGTTGGCAAAAGTTTTGCCAACTTGCTCCTGCGTATTAATGCCAAGGCCTGCGAGTGAGTGGTGACAGTTGCCCGCCATTGCAGGTACGCGACGTGTTAGTGCGAGTAGGTGCTCTTGCGAAGCCATACGGGCCGGATGCAAAACGCGCACGGTGATGTCTCTATCTTGGAAGATCGGATTCATTCGGACTCCTTTGGGTTGTTGTCGGATTCGGGGTAGACCCACACTTGCCTGTTCTCGACGGGCAAAGCCGCGCCGGAAAGAGGGCACTTGAAGTGGGTGGGAAGCACTTTCATGGCGACCATCTGGATCTCGCCGGTGTCTGGATCGAGATCACCACGCGGCAAATTCAGTACCATGTGTTCGACGCACAGATAGCCAAACTTGGAGCGACCGATTGACGGCAGTGCGTAGTCAGCGGCGTTGCGGAAGAACTTGATGAAGCCCTGTGTGGCCAGGGCCGACAGGCGGTCGCGGATGGTGCGCTCCCCGCCCAGACCGGCCTTGCCCTCGAAGGCCTCGGCGAACTGATTTGCGGTGTAGCAATTACCCTTGAGCGCCTCATCGAGAAGGATCTGCACGATCACATCGAGCTTGCGCAGGCGCTCCGCATCCAGGCGCTCACCGTATTCCTTCATCACCAGGCGATCATTGGCATCGACCTCCCGCCACACGCCATCGATCTTGTCGACGTACTTGTTCGGGATGGCCGCGCCGTTGCGCAGTTCGTGAATCAGCAGGCGCGTGGTGAGCGTCTCATCGGGTCGCTGCAGCAACATGCCGGAGGAGTAATAGCCACGCAAACTGCTGGCCCCGGCAAAGGCTTGAAACGGGTCCTCCTCAAATTGCTTCTTAGAGAGCTTCTTGGTGTGGTGCACTAGGATCACGCCGGCATCAGGATTGACTGCCAGACGCAGACGGTCAACGCGCTGGGACAGGAAGAACAGCATGGCGCCGTTGTCGTTTTCGCCTCCGGCATCCCCTCCGTCGAAGACGTTTCGGATCGGGTCAATGGCGATGATGTCGGGTAATAGACCGCCGAAGGCGTTCTGAATCGCTGGGATGATCTTGGCCAGTCCATCATCATCGAGCAGCATTTGAAGCTGGGGCGTTGCAACGAAGTTCATCCTGGCCAGGGCCAGTCCGCTCGCGGGCAGCCGGATTTTCTTGGCGCGTTCGCGCAGGTAGTGGTACTGCACCTCGGCCTGCAGATAGAACACGCGCAGCGGCCGTGGTGGCTTCATGTATAGAAACGGCAGGCCCGCTGCCATGCGCGTGAGCCAGGCCAGCAGAAAGTCGCTCTTGCCGACCTTAGGTGCGCCACCGAAGACCAGTAGACTGCCCGGCGTCAGAACCCGAGGCGAAATCAGATCTTCTGGAAGCGGTGAGTCGTCATCGAGCAGTTGGCCCAGCGTGAAACTCGCAAGCATCGGTACCGGCGCCTTCACAACCAGTCGCTCGCCCTTTGCAATGAACGAAGCGCAATCAAAGTCTTCAGCGACAGCATCCGCGGCGTCCCACTTGTCTGGCTTGTCGGCCGACGGCACCAGAATCACGACCGATAGGCAGCCGGCCTGCGCACAGGCGCGTGCAGCGTTTTCTGCATAGTCCCAGCCCGGGGCATCGCGATCGGGCCAGATCACCACGTGCTTGCCCTTGAGTGGCGCCCAGTCTGTCTTGTTGATTGGGGCTTTGGCACCGTTCATGGCGGTCGTGGCAGTGACGCCAATGCCGATCAGTGCGTCTGCACACTTCTCGCCCTCGACCAGAACGACGAGTCGGGAAGCAGCGACTGCCGGCAGGTTGTACAGCGGTCTGGGGTCCGGCGCACGCCACATGCGGGCTTGGGCGTCCCACGGGCGGTATTCCTTGCCCGATGGCGGGTCGTAGCGGTAAATGCAGGCGATCAATTCACCCTGGGCGGTGAGGTAGTCCCATTTGGCGGTGTACGCGCCCAGCTCATCGACGGGAACGCTGCGCACATCGCGATGCGTCACCCGGTTGACGTTTGGCGCAAAGCCGAGCCACTGACGGATCTCATCGACGACGCGCGGAAAGTCGTGCTGCGTGGACAGGCCGCGCGACATGGCCCAGATATCAATGAGATCACCACCATCGTCATTGGAGAAGTCCTTCCACAGGCCACGGCGCGCACCCTCGAGTTCGACCACCAGACTCTTGCCCGGTGAGCCATCAATGTCGCCGACGAAGAACTTGCCGCCGCGAATCCGACCCTGGGGAAACAGGTAATGCAGCAAGGCCTCAAGCCGATCCAGAAGTGCCGCGCGCAGCGCATCAAGTTCGCCAGCAAGGTCGGCGCGTTGCTCCGCAGCGTCGTTGAAATCGAGCCAGTCATTGGCATTTGCCGTCATGAAGCCCCCCAACACCGGTCCTGCCATGCGCAGAACTTGCATTCCTGATGTGTTGGTGTGGTGGTGTGGCGCGGCAGAATTTCCGCCGCCTGGGTGGCCGTGATCACCCGCACCGCGCGATCAGACATGCGCTGCGCGAGGCCGCCGTCGAAGGGCAACAGCTCAAACCAGAGTTCCTGCGTGTCCTTGTTGATCGCCGTAAACAGCGCCGGATTGACTGAGACGCCCGGAATGCTCGCCTCCATATAGGCCTGGTAGATCGCCACCTGCGCCGCGTACACTGGCTTGGACTTGGACACACCATGCTTGACCGTTTCGCGCCAGGCTTTGTCGTTCATGGTCTTGAACTCCCAGATGGCCGGGTATCTCAGGCCCAGATCTGCCGGGCCGGCGTTGAGGATGCCGTCGACATGGCCACGGATCCGTCCGCCTGCCACCGAGAAGCCAAACTGACCGCCCTGTGCCCTGCGCGTGTACAGGTCAAACCCTGCCAGTCGCAACCAGCGCACGGCCAGATCTTCCAAGGTGTCCCCGACCTCAAAGATGCGCAGCAAGCGTCCCGAGAAATCACGCCCTGTGTCTACCGATGTGTGCGTGTACTCATATTGCAAAGCGCGCTCACAGCTAACGCCCAGACGCGACGCACCAAGATAGTTGCGCTCAGTCTGACCAGCACGCTCCTTGGTCAGAGCGCCATCAATCAGGCTGCTGATCTGCTCTTCAAGCTTTGGTCGATGGTTGAAGTCCAGCATCACCGGGCATTCCCCATCGCAGCAAGGCGTTCCTGTTCTTGCCGGGCAAACAGCGCATCAAAATAGGCCCGGTCCTTGGCAGCCTCGCGTTCGTGCTCGACGAGCATGTGTTCCTGATAGGCCGTGACCACGACTTCAATCAGACTGAGAATTTCCTCGCGGCTGTACTCAGCCAGCGGGCGCTGCATACCGATCGCGCCGACATACCTGCCAAGCGGCTCCAGACAGGAACGCATCGCCGCAACTTCCATCTCACTCGGATCGGTCATCCGCCCCTCCGTCTTGTTCATGATTTGAGAAAACGCGTTCTGGCATCGCATGGAACAGAACACCCAGCGGTCCGAGTAACGGTTTGGATCGCTGCGCTTGAGCCGCGGGTTGAACCAGCCCAGATGTTTGGCCTCTCGCGAGCAGACGGCGCATTTCAAGCAGCCTCCCGGTGAGCGTCATTGGCCGCCACCACCAGTCGCTGAATCTGCGACTTGTTGAACTGGAAGGACAGCAGTGCGGAAGCCTGGTAGCGGGTCATGCCGAAATCGGCGCGCATCGGTGGCGGCAAGTAGCGCAGCTGCTTCTCGGTCGGGGGCTCGTTGAGCCAGCGACGCGTCTTGTGGGCGGAGTCTGCCGATTCACGCTCGTTGAGCCAGTCGTCGGCTTGGGCCATACACACCATCCGATCACCTACAGCCAGCAGCCGGATTGGAATGTCTTTGCCGCCGCCCACTGCATGCCAGCGTCCGTTAAGGAAGAACACGCCGCCCCATGCGCTAAAGCCTGTGGCCATCAAGGCGTCGTCGCAACCAAAGAGATCACACCAGCGGAAGTTCGAGCGCTTGAGCAAATCAATCTCGCTCATGACGAAGTCGCTGAGCACGCCACACTCGTCGCCCTGGCGCTCCCAGGTGTGATCGCAAAACGGGCACTCCATGACAGCCAGCGGAACAATCGCTCCGCATTGCGGACAGTCTTTGGTGGGCGCCTCACCGTCATGCAGATGCCCATCAAGATTGACGTCCTCCTCCAGCGCTCCGTGCATCAGGCTGGCCGTTCCGAAGTCAAGCACGACGCAGTCAGTCTTAATGACGCCGGGGAATTCCTGCGGATCGACAATGCGCAGGCCGCGCCCCACCATCTGGATGAAGGTCGATTTGTAGGAACTTGGGCGAAGCAGGACCACGCAGGCAGTTGGCGTGTAGTCGTAGCCCTCGGTCAAGACTGCAACATTCACAACAACCTGCGCGTTGCCAGACTCGTACCGGGCAAGTCGCGCCTTGCGCTCGCCGTCCGATAGCTCGCCGTGAATCAGGACTGCGTGGACGCCGGCAGCATTAAAGGCATCACACACACTTTGGGCATGGGCCACGGTCGAGCAAAAAACAATAGTCTTGCGATCAGACGCCTTGTCCTTCCAGTTCTTGATGACAGCGTCAGTGACCAGCGTCTTGTTCAGGATGGACGCAACCTCATCCATGTCGAAATCCACCGCGGTGCGCCTGACCTTTTGCAGTGCTTCGCGGGCGCCGACATCAATGACAAACGTTCTGGGCGGAACCAGATGACCGCTGGAGATCATCTCCCCCAACGTGATCTGGTCCGACAGGTTGGAGAAGATGTCGCGCAGGGCCTGGCCGTCACCGCGGTTCGGAGTAGCGGTCACACCGCAGATGGCTGCCTTGGGATTGCGGCTTTGCACCGTGTCAATGACGGCGCGGTAGCTCGGTGACGATGCGTGGTGCGCCTCATCGATGACCAACAGGTCGAGCGTCGGGATTTGGTCAAGATGAGATTGGCGCGACAGGGTCTGCACCATGGCAAAGGTGGCATTGCCTTGCCAGGATTTCTCCTGGGCATCGAATACCGAGGTACTCAAGCCTGGATTGACGCGCGCGAACTTGGCACGGTTCTGGCCCGTCAGTTCAGTGCGGTGCGCAAGAATGCAGGCCTTGGCGTCAGGCTCGACGAGCAGGCTGCCAGCCACCGCCGACAACATGATGGTCTTGCCGGAACCGGTTGGCGCAACAGCCAGCGTGTTGCCATGCTGGCGCAGCGCCGCCAATGTGCGCTCGACCAGCAGGGTTTGGCGGGGACGAAGCATCATGGTGGCAGCCCCTTAGTTCGCCCAGCTGGGAAGGCCGGGTACTGGAGCGCGACCCGTGGCTTGCGCATAAACGTTGGGCGCGCTGGCCGCAGGTGGTGATGCCGGGCGTGCAACACCCATCAGAGCGGCGTAGTCCTTGTGGTCCGGCGTGACGGCCGACTTGATGACGCTCTTGTCCTGCCCGTTCTGATCTTTCTCCCAGTCGACCTTGCCCAGGAACTCGATGCCATCGAGATCCTTGAAGCCGTTGATGCGGCGGGCGTTTTGCGCGGCCGGACTGCTGTCGCCCGGGTGAACGGCGCGTGCCGAGTTGAGGATCGCTTTGACGAAGGTGCGACCCATGTTCGACCAGTCCGGTCCCTTGGGGCTGCTCAGGCCGATCAGCGACCACATCTTGCGTCGGGCAAACTCACCCTCGGTCACCACGAACTCGCAGTTCAGGTAGACCGATCCGGTGTTGACATTGCGGGTGGCGTAGCCGCCGGTCCAGCCTTGACTGGCATCGTCGAATCCACCGGGCCGGATGGTCATGCGCACACGCACAACGGTGCCTTTGGGAATCAGGTCGAAAGAAGATTGCTCGGAAGCGGAATTGAAATCGAAGTAGCTCATGATCAGGACTCCTGAGAGGGGATGGATTCAGTTGTTGGAACGGGGTTGGGGCGAACGAAGGCAAGTCGCTCGCTGGCAGGCTTGGCAGGGCCAGCGATCTTCTGCATGAGGCGGCCCAGGTGCGGCTCCTCGATGGCGTCGAGCCGACCGGAGCGGTCCTTGGCCGGATAGCCCCACTCGTTGAGCGTGTGGCAGACAAAGGCGCGGTGGCTTGCGCCGTCATCGCCCTTGATCTCTGCGAGAGTCACAACTTCATCGACGATGCCGGGCAACTCCAGACCCGTCTTGGAGCCATCGATCTGCAGCGAGAACACGCGGCGATTGAAGTCATCCAGCGACTCGTTCAGGATGCCGACGAACCAGACGTTCTTGCGCCGGGTGTGTTGCAGGTGTGTCAGCCAGCCGATCATTTCCTGACCCATCAAACCGTAGGCGCCACGGCTGTCAGGCTTGCCGGTTTTTTCGGAGAAGGCTTGCGGCTGGCCTTTGCTCCACTGCAGGCACAGACGACCAGCGACGGTGATCGAGTCAACAAATATGGTGTCGTACCGGTCCAGGACCGCAGGGTCGCCGAAGCGCGCGCAGACCGCATCGAAGTGCGCCTGGCTGTAGGGCTGGTCGTCGCGCAGTGCAGGATTGGGGCCGCCGATGAAGACGGCGAAGTCACGGCATTCCTGCCATGTGCGGGGACGGATGGTGTCACCGCCATAGCCTTCAACTGCGATGTCGCCTGCTTCGAGATCGAGGAACAAAGTCGCTACGGGGTTGAGCGTCCAGAGCTGGGACGTCTTGCCAATGCCGCTTTTACCGACCAGCACACCCTTGACGCCGCGTTGTTCAGCCAGCCGTTGATCGGCCGTGATGATAGGAAGGCTCATGATTGACCCCCAACGACCAGGGCCAGCCGAAAGTCAGGCTTGCCGGTTTTAAGGGTACGTGCAGCGACAAACGAGTTCTTGAGTGAATCGGGCCACGCGCCAAATTTGGTCTCAGAGACGCGGTAGCTGATCTCGATGTACTGCGCCGGGTTTTCTCCGCTGGCAGCGATACGATTGCTGATGTTGGCCAGCTGCTTCTGATCCCACTCGACCTTCTTTGGCAGATCGGCGGTAATGCGCACATGGCCGTCATCGAAGTGAACAACACCGGTGTCCTTGCCTGCTTCCAGACGCAGACGGTGTGCGCGCTCCGAGTATTTGAGGGTCAGCGCACGATCGATGTGTTCGGCGGCGGCCTTCGCATTGGTCAGCCGATCAGCGGCGTCGTTCTTGAGAGTGAACAGCGTGTCGCTGGACTGCTCAGCCAGGTCGCCCGCTGGGATGGCCAGAATCTGGTCGACGTTGAAGGTGTTCATGCCGCACCTCCCGCGAGGACGCGTTCAGACGTACTCTTGCGCAGGCTGTCGGTCTCGAACGCTTCCACGTCCTCGACGCGGTACAGCACGCGCCCTTGCAGTTTCAGAAAGACCGGGCCGATACCTTCGGTCCTCCATCGCTCCAGGGAGGCTTCGCTGAGGTCCCAACGGTCGGCCAATTGGCGTTGATTGAGGTGTTTGATAATCACGTTTTTGTCCTTTCAAGTGATTGCTAAAACGTGAGGTCATCTTCTGACCCATGGGGTGGGGGCGTCCATCCGCGCCATGTGGGGGCTGATGTGGGGGCGCGGAATTCAGGGAGGTTTTCTGGCTCCAGAATGCAAAAAACCGCCAGAAGGCGGTCTTTTGAAGCGGTGGTGGTCGTCGCGGGTCAATACAGGTTGAACGCGTACTTGCCCTTGCCGGGGTTTGCAATGAATTCGCGCCACTTGTCGTTGCCCTTGAACAGGTCCTGCATCTTCAATCCTTTGCGGGATTCCTCGGTCCGTCGCTCAGGGTAAGCCGCTGCCAGTATTTCGCTGGCATCTAACTCCCATCGATTTTCCTGGACCTGCTCGTACATGTAGGCCACAGCTCGAGCCTGCCTCTTGCCTTTGATCGTCCAGGTGTCCGTTCTGGTTCGGATTCGCAGCACGCCGTTGGCAAAATCGACGGGCAGTGCGCTGGGCTTGATGCCATCCTCGTTAGTGGTCAGAACGCGTTCAAGGTAATGGACGTCGATGCAAGGTGACGGGCAGTAGTCGACCAATGCATCTCGCAGGTACGCAACACGGTATCGACGTGGGCTTCGAATCACCCTGGGCAGTTCATGTCCGGCGCTCAGGATCAACCCCTGTTCAGGCAGCCGAGTGTCCAGCAAAGATTGGAAGACTTCGTCCACGTGAGCAGCCAACCCACGCACCATCCATACCGGCGTCAATGCTGCTCCAATGCGCGCCTCTCCCAATCGCCACAGGGTCCGATCGATCCTGGGTGCTTGGATGCCGTTGCGCTTGACCTGCGCGATATTCAGGAGATCGGCCAATTCGTTGAGAAGGCGGGAACTGTCGACATCGACCACTGCAGCGCGATCTGCGCTCATTTGCTTCATGCGGAATGTCTGTGGACACCGGTAGGCGTAGCTGTTCGGATCGTCGGTATCAAGCAGATCCACGCAGGTGCTCTCATCGCCGCAAGGCACAACGATGCTGCCCGCGTACCCCACGCGAGTCGTCCAGGCCTGCAAAGTCTTCTGGTCGATCGCAGTCGCAGACGAGACCGCCCATCCAGGAATACCAAACAGCCTGTGACCGTCGCGATCCAGGATGGGGCTGACCGACTGGTCGAACAGCCCCAGCAGGTCAAGCAGCGATTTTGTAGATAGTCGGCGCTGAGTCACCACCTACCTCCCGCACCAGATTCCACTTGGTCAACAATCTATCGCACAGCGCGCGATCCTTCTCGCGCTTGGTCTTAATGTTGCACTTGTTTTCGTCACGAAGAACTACGTTCAATGTGCGGGCGCGCTCAGACCCTACCTTCTTGATACGGATCGAGAGCTTCGCGTTGGTCAGGTGATGATGGCGAAAGTCGAAGCTGGGTGCGACTATGCTCTTGGCCGCCGTGTAAATGTCCTCGGCGTCCCTTGCGCTGATCTTGACGACCAAGGAGCGAAAGCTGGGTTTTGTGACACCGAGTTCCAGCACTTTGACGTAAGCCACATCCTCCCCCGCAATATCGAAGTGGCGAGGGCCAGCCAGACTCTGATAGTCATACTGTTTGAGCGCGATCTTGTCGCCAGTAATGGGCGAATGCAGCAGCGAATCGGCCATGATGCGCGCCAGAGCCTCGCGGCCGTCGGTGTCTTTGGAGAGCACCTCCAAGTGGCCGTTGGCGGGCTCGTACGTGATGTGCGATAACACAGCCCGAATCACCTCCTGGGGCACCAGTTCGCTGGCCTGTACACGGTCGATGAGTTCAGGCGGCCGGTTGTGGTGCACGCTGACCTGGTAGAGATCGACCTCATCACCAGTCACGGTGTCGGGGCGCAGCCGCTTGAAAACCTGAACGGCGACAGCCTCTACCGCACAGCCAAGTTGCTGAGCGACAGCCTGATGAAATGCCTGCCGAGCGGGCGCATCCTCCAGGACCGTGAGATCCTTGGGAGCAACGTAGCCCGAATAGCATGACACACTCTGGCGGAACACGTCCGCCTGCCGCGCGTTCAACGCCTCTTCGAACAGTGCAGGCGCATGGACATACAGCCACAGCGCGCGATGGTACTGGTTCGGGATGCAAGCCAGCGCCGCCTTGGCATCGCCGTCGGTAAGGTCTAGGCTGATGCCTTCGATGACGTCTTGCCCAGAGCCGTCAGAGAGCAGCACGATGCGTTCGGCCAATTCCTCGATCTTTCGGCGCGCGCCCACCGCCAGGGACGCCAGGACTAGCTCCATCACTTCGCGCTGTTCCTGCTTGCCCTGCTTCTTGTCCAGTTCCGGCATAACCAGACTGAACTCCACCACCATGAATTCGCGGAAAACCGCCGGCGGCAGGTGACCAAGCAACTTTGACAAATTCTCTGAATCGTTCATTTCTTTCCCTTTGCTGATGTGTGACAGGTTGAGTTAAGTCCGGATGCCCCTTTTTCCTATTGGGATTTACAGACCGTATTTGTTCGTTTCACCGAACGATTGGGATTTAATCAGAGTCAATAGGGGTTTGTCAAGCAGATACCTAATCGTTCGGCATGGTGGTATTATTTGCAGGTTCGTTGGAATCCATGAGGAGTAAGAAGTGCCTTCACCACTGGGTGACAAGATTCGCATATTGCGTAAGGAAAAGAAACTCAGTCTTGAGCAGCTCGCCGAGCTGACTGACTCCAGCAAGAGCTACATGTGGGAGTTGGAAAACAGAGATGCCCCCAATCCTTCCGTAGAAAAAATGGCTCGCATCGCCGCAGCACTGGGTGTTACCTCCGAATTTCTACTTAACGCTTCTGAGTCCACACCCGATGCTCGGGTGACCGACCAGGCATTTTTCCGCAAGTACCAGACCATGCCCGAAGGTACCAAGAAGCAGATTCGCAAGATCCTGGACGGATGGGAGGATGAATGACGGAGCCAAAGCAGCCCAAGGTGGAGGCCCATCGCATCTCAAATATGCTGCGAATCGTCTTGGGCGAGGCGCGGTTTCCGGTCGAGGCTGACCAAGTCGCGATCCAGTATTCCGATCAGTGCTTTCCGGACTCCCCTGTCGACAAGGTAGAGGGCCACGATCTCGAAGGCTTTGAGGGCATGCTCGCAGCCAATAAAGCACGCTCGAAATGGCGCATTCTGTACAACAGCGCGGTCACCTCCAGTGGCCGAAAGCGGTTCACTGTCGCGCATGAGTTCGGCCACTACCTTTTGCACCGGCATCAACGGGACCGGTTTGAGTGCGGTGACGATGACATCGAAACCGGGGACGACGAGAAGCAGGATATCGAATCCGATGCCGACAAGTTTGCATCGACACTACTCATGCCCTTTGACGATTTCCATAAACAAGTTGACGGACAACCGGTGAACTTCGATCTGCTCGGCCATTGCGCCGACCGATATGGCGTATCGCTGACTGCGGCCGCCTTGCGCTGGACGGAAATTGCTGAAGAGCGTGCCGTCTTGGTGGCCAGCCGTGACGATCACATGCTCTGGGCAAAATCAAATGATGCCGCGTTCAAGTCCGGCGCAGTGTTCTCTACTCGCAAACGCACGATTGCACTCCCATGCGATGCGCTGGCCTATAGCGATAACTGTTCGGCGACGAATCAAACTCAGTCGATCAAAGCTCAAGTCTGGTTTCCGCGTGAGCCTGCCTATGTCGAGTTGAGCGAGATGACCAAGGTCGCCGGCAACTATGACTACACGCTCACGCTGCTGCTGATGCCCGACGCTGAATGGCGCCAGCCGCAACATGACGACGAGCAGCCGGAGGAAGATACCTTCGACCGTTTCATCAACAACGGCCAGTACCCCGTGCGATAGCTCACTCCCCGTCGATCATGAGCGCGCACAAGTGGCAGTTCACGTCACGCTTTCGCCGTCAAGCCTTCGGCTGGCGATCCGATACCCCAATTCAGCGCATCAAGGAAGCCCTCGCGGAAATCAAGCTGGTCGCGCGCAAGGAACCGGTAATCGCCGCCGAGGGTGCCGTCACCCTGTTGGAGAAGATCTCGCCGGCATTGGAGCAGGTCGATAGCTCATCGGGTGCCATCGGCACAGCAGTGAACCGGGCCATCGAGACCTTGGTGCCGATTATTGTCAAGGCCGAAGTAGAGCCGCGCATTCGACAGCGTTGGCTCGAGCGCCTTTGGCAGGCCTTGCAGGATGACGGTATGCCCTACATTGAATCCCTCGGAGAGCATTGGGGCGAGTTGTGCGTCACGGCGGACATTGCGCTCATCTGGGTCGACGAGTTGCTGCCTACTGTCGAACATGTCTGGAGTCCCAAGTCACCCGGTCACGGGTACTTCAAGGGAACGAGCGCATGCCTTGCGTCACTTTACGCAGCCGCTCGCTACGATCAGCTGCTTGCCTTATTGGAGCGGGCGCCATTCAAGTGGTGGCACGACCGCCAGTGGGGCGTCAAAGCGCTGGTAGCGATGGGCAAGAAGGCTGAAGCCGTGCGCTACGCCGAGCAATCGCGCGGACTGAACGATCCCGGCTGGCTGATCGCCCAGGCTTGCGAGGCAATTCTGCTGTCCTCAGGCATAGCCGACGAGGCGTACCAGCGCTACGCCATCGAAGCCAACCAGGGCACAACCAACCTCGCAACCTTCCGGGCCATCGCCAAGAAGTATCCGAACACGCAGCCAGAGCAGATCCTGCGCGACTTGGTTGCCAGCACGCCTGGCGCCGAGGGAAAATGGTTCGCGGCCGCAAAAGACACCGGCCTGTTCATGGTGGCCATCGAGTTGGCCAACACCAGTCCAACCGATCCACGCACGCTGACACGTGCGGCCAGGGACTTCGCCGACAGCCAGCCTGAGTTTGCGCTCGCAGCTGGACTTGCTTCACTGCGTTGGATTTCGCTGGGACACGGCTACGACATCACTGGTCTTGATGTGCTCGATGCCTATTCAGCTGTGATGCATGCAACGTCGACGGCCGGGGCAGATGCCCAGCAGGT